AGAGTAATACTATCTCCAACTCCTTCGACGTAAAATGTTTTATCTTTATAATATGCTGGCTCAACTTCACCGATAAATTTAATTTTCATTCCATTAGAAAATTCAACGCCGTTGCCTGATTTATAGTATTTCTTTTGTAGAATTTCTGCTTCTACGTCAACAAAAGCAGCTTCCTCTAAATCTTTGATTTCAATGCGTCCATTAATATTAATATCCTCTGTTGATACATACCATAGAGTGTCCGGCGCATACTGGCTTAACTGTAAAGTTGCTGTGCCTTTTTCTAAACCTTGTATATCTAAGCCTTCATATATTATAATAGATGAACTATCTAAATCAAAATCCGGCTGATCGGTTAATTTACTTCTAAATACAATAGGAAAATTTGGTATATCAACATCAAATTTATATGTTATGCCTCTATACAATGTTAAAGTAGGATTGTTCGTTAATCCATCTGGTGTAAAGATATACGAGTACGAATCTAAATTATCACCAAGTCTTACTTTTATAGTACTATCAACTTCTACCGAGTTTCCAGCAATACTAATTGCTTGAGGCCCGCTAGGTAGCCAATAGTATTCTCTAAAATTAGCAAATTTATCCCAATTGATATTAGGGTTCCATGCATAAAATTCTTGCTGGGTTAATAAACTATAATCTTTGTTAGCAGAATTATAATTTGCAAATGCATTAGTATAATCATTAAAATCTTTATAGAATCTTGTATTGCCTAAATTATCTTTTATAATCGACGCAGGCTCAAACTTATAATCATTTCTCTTTTTAGAAACATCATCGAAGTATGTGTCATCTATATTATATGCTTTAGAATCTTTTCTCCCTACAAATCCATTAACTCTGTTAATTAAACCAGGAGATATAAACCTATCTAATGTTGCATTTAAAAATTTACTATTCTGTGGAGTTCTAAAAATTTTAGGTAAATGATCTCTACTACGTCTTTTAGAAGATCCGTTAACTGGCAAGTTAGGTTCATTTTGAAAATTATCGTAAGCCATTATTAGTATGAGCCTCCTGAATTATTGTTACTTGAACTAGATGAAGTATAATTTGTTGTTGAAGTTACATTTAAGGCAGTGCTTTGTACACCTGCATTTACATCAGTAGTTGACGTAGTAATTAATCCGCTAGCTTGGATTTTAGTCGCTGTGATTTCATCTATAACTTCTAAATCTGTAATCTTTGCACCACTTACAAATATTTCATCTGATTCTGATTTTACTTCAAATAAGCTACCAAAAACTCTATTTGCATCGCTAGGAACGACAATAAATGTAACTATGTCAGGACTAAGTTGTTTCATTACATACGCACTCAATTCACTAAAATAGAATGTATCACCAAAATTCCAATTTTCTAATGCAAAAAATTCTTCAATTGCACTTAAACACTGTGATTTTATATCATTATCGTTGATTACAGATTCTGGATTTTTAACAATTTTAAATGTTGCTTGCAAGTCACTATCTGCTTTTGCACCAAAAATTATTTTGTACTTTACAGGATTATAAATTATTTCATCACTTACTGATTTGATAGAAGCAAGATTTGCATTGTAAGAAAGATATAGCTGATCAGTACTAGGAGGCAGGGGTTTTTCTGCTTCGTCTCTTAGATATCTTCTAAAACTTGTGTCATAAGATTGAGTAAGCACATATACATCTATTATGTTGCTTACACTCGGGTCTAATCTTTTATCTTTATCTGCAGAATGCACATAATGGAATTTTAAATTATCTCTGCCAGAAACAGCTCGGTAGTCTGCTGTAACCTTTAGTGAATTTGATTCTTTGTTTAGAACTTCAAAATAATCCTCGTCTAGATAATAGAATATTTGTCCATCATCATACAAGCTAGTCGTTTGCACTGATGCCTTAGTTGCAAACGAAATAATTTCGTTGTTTGAATTAGGAAAATACAAATATTGTTCGCTTCCGTCAGCGTTCTGCTGTCTTTGTCTATATACAATTTTATTTTCACTGTTTACCTCGTCAGCAACAATTACTTCAAAAAGATCAGGATCATCAACTATTCCATCTTCGTCGCTATCAAAAAAAGTAATTTCCATTTTGCTACTATCAACATAACCATCTGTATCTCTATAACTTGCTAATACAGACCAATCATAATCAACAGTAAAAGCATCTGTAGAATCAGGTTTTGGATTTATACTCAAAACAGAAATTTTATCTTTTAATGTTTTGCCACTTGTTTTATTAAAAACTTTATCTGATGAATCAAAATAAAATCTAATTTCGTTAGGACTTTCGAACAAGTACCTACATGCTCTATATGTTACTGTATAAGTATTGCCTTCTGGCTCAAACAATAACAGCCAACTACTATCTAATTGTCTGCTCGAATTATTCCCTGCTTGCTTCAAACTGAAGTCATTAAAAATATCCAAATTGTCAAGGGTAATTACTTCCCATTTTAAATTATTTGTATCATATCTTAAGCCAAAAGTTTGTCTTGCAAATGCTTGATTAACTATCTGTGTCTGTGTAGTAGTAAATAATTCATTAGACATTTTTGGAATGATTTGATCTAATATTGCACCTGTAGGAATTATATCAGATAATTTTACTGGTCCGTCTCCGTTGTCTGTTAATTCTGTACCATTACCTCGGATACTGTATACTTTTGTCCAAAGATAAGTAACTGAATCTTTATGATCCGCTTCGCCGTCCATTAAAGCATTATTATTGCTTTTCATAAAATGCTTGCCTTCTGGTGCAACAAATTTTAACAAAGTATTAGGCTTAATAAGCTTTAATGTACTTGTAGTAAAATCTCCTAGCAATTGTAATTGGCCGCCAAGGTCATTAAAATAACCTGTATTTTGATTCGTACTACTAGATACACTTGTCCAAAAATTGTTAAAGTCATTTACTTTTATTTTTGTATATTCGCTGTAGTAAAAGTTTTGTAAATTTTTATTTGCTAGCACAGGCTGCACAACATTTATTATCGCACCGGCAATATCAGTTCTTGTTTGCCAAGAGAATTTTTCTTTAAATTGTAGTAATTCTTTTGTTAGAATACCATCATTACCGTATAAATTTGTTTTACTGTATTTTCCTGTACTGTCTAATAGATCAAAATATCTACTAATACCACTACTTATTCTGTTTACACTTTTAACTTTTACAATGTCCGGGTTCCTTGTAATAGGTGCTAACTGATAATCTTCAGCTGTAATCATTCTATTTTGTGTATAGTAATTTGCCGGAGCGTTAGTTTTTATACTTTCATTAGACTCAGAACTAGAACCATTGTTTATAGTATTAGGCAATTGGCATTGAATGTTAAGTGTCTCTTCTTTACCAAACTTACTTATGTACGGAATATTTAAACTAATAGCTGAAAGTTCTTCTGGATCTAAAGAGCCTACATCTGGACTAGATACTCTAAAATACGCTCTAAATTTTCCTAATGGAATATTACCAAAAGTTCCGTCTCCGAAAACCAAACTAATTCTGTCTTCTAATCTAGTTAACACACTGAAAACATTTTTATCATTTTTATTTAAGTTATTATATATTACATTATTTCCTTCAGTAGAAACAACTTTTGTCCATTCTTCGTCTTCATTGTTTTGTGCATCTAACGAGTACAGCCAAACGTCTGATTCATTAACATTTGTATCGTCAATAGCTACTACTTGATTACTGTTACCTTCATTAAGTGTAAAATCTCCATTTATGAGTGTTCCTTGCCTAAAGTGCATAAAGTAACCTGTATTTTCACTTTGATTTCCTCTACCATCTGATCGATATAGAATTGCAAATTTGTTTCCGTTAAACGGAGCTTCTTCTACTATAGAACCATTTTCTATTCCAGTACTTACAATTTCGAAGGGTCTGTTTATGCCATTTATCGGACGGGTAAAAGGAAAAATAGGTAAACCTACATTTGCACTATTAAATCTATATTGTTGGGTTAAGATACCATTAATTGTTTCTTCTTGTAATGGATTACCTATACTGGCTTCATACGGAAGTGCTGCATTTAATATTCTTGTAAATTTACTTTTCCAGCCGACATCTTGAGAATCATTAAATCTAATATTTGTTCCGGATATATTTAAATTATTTTCATCTCTAACATCTTCAGAAGTTGTTACTGAAATAATTTTTAATAGCCCGTTTACAGGTATTACACGTTTAGGTTGATAACTAAGAAGCCTAGCCAACCGTAGCACGCTTTCACGTCTTTCTGCTGTTTCAAGAAAGTTTTCTCGAGCGTTTAAATCTGTTCTAAACGAGAAATTCTGTCCTAAGAATGCTATTAAATCAATTAAAGCAATATATTCACTAGACTCAATATAATCATTAAAATCTTCAGGATAATTACGTCGCAAGTACGTAATCATCGTTCTTCGTAAATTATCAAAATCATAGGAAAGAAATTCAGCATTTCTAAAGCTTTGGTAGATACGCTTCCAATCTTCAGCTACTAATAGCCTATTTTGCCGATCAGTATTAGACATGTATAAAAACCTTCAAATATATAAGGTATTTATGCTAATATAAAATGCGTACTAAACTTTTAATATGATCTTTGTTCTGAATAATCGTTTGTTGTAGGTATTAAATAACCAGCTCTATTATCAAATCTAAGCTGCAAATATTCTGATACATCGTAAGGAACATAGGTAATGTTACAGGTAATTTGAATGCCATGTTCGTAAGAATCTACAATTATTTTGTCAGCATTTACTCTAGGATCATAGTTTATAATTTCTGTAACATCTTCCGCAATAGCTTCTTTTAATCTATCTGTTAGTGGGTCAAACAACACATCCCATATAATTGTACCAAACTCAGGATCTGACAACTTTTCGCCCTGCCTTATATGAAAGTGATTAATAATATCTTGTCTAATGCATTCTAAATCAAAAACTTTAGTTGATCTTTTAGAAGGACTTGTAGTTGAAAAACCCTTATAGCTTTGCGTAGGCAAACCATAACTTTGCTTCTTTGAAGTAGGTATAATAACTTCTTTGTATATCTTTTTTTCTATACGAGACATTATATAACTTTCCTATCTTTAATAATATATTCTCTACAGTCTATATGATCTGCTGACTGGTAACCTTCAGGCGGAATACTGAAATTACTAGTTGTAACTTCTAATCCTGAATACCATAAGTCGTGTTCTTGTTGTTTCCCCCATGTAGTCAACGGCGGATGGAATAAATGATTATTCATTGACTCTTCATGTCGCCACGGATGCCCAGCAGGCATTCTTCCTAGATTTGTTTTTATTACAGTAAATGTAGGATCTTTGTAATATCCCTCAGGCCAATTTTCTGATTTTTCATATTTTTTAACTGGTTTTGTATTCCAACTACCACGACCACCTTGTTCGCCTTCACCCTTTTTGTTAGGTGTGTTCGAAATCAACGGCCATGTTTGATAGAATTCGTGGGGTCCTGTTGTAGCTAATCGCACTCTATTAATAACTGCTCCGACTTCGTCAGTGCCTGACCCATCTTGTGGGCCGCCTGGAGCTTCGTCAGTGCACTCCTTGGCTCCAGTGCCTATCTCCTTTTGTAACTTAGTTCCTATTAATTCAAGATACGGTCCTCTAAATTCATCAGTACTCCATTTCTTAAGTTTTTCTACTATTCGACCGTTTTCGTCTGTTGTAATTTCGTTTTCACCAGCCAGGTCATAATAAGATTTAGATCTGTTGTGGCCGCCTACATCATCAAAATCAGGTCCTTCAGGATGACAATATGCATCTATAGTTGAGGTTTTTCCTTCTAAATCTGGTTCAGTTTCCCCTAAGTTAGTCGGTTGAAACGGAAAACATTTTACAATAAAATTATCTTTTCTATTTTCCATATGAAACTGTAGATTTCCTTGATATAAATTATCTGCCCTAACTAAACTTGATCCTTTAAATGTTGAAATTCCAAAACCGTTAGTTGTTAGAATTTCCATTCTACCATCTTTAACTTCGAGAGCAAATTGGCGTTGCCCTGCTCCTCTGTGCTTACCATCAGAACCAAATCCTAGATCTTTTCTTTGTTCCATATAACGCTTACGATGCGCAGAAAAGTTAATATCTTGTGCTTCTACATTTACTTGACATGCATGTAAATTAATTTGCGCTTGACCGTCTTCCTCAGGAGAACCTTCTTGGCTTTGGCTTGCCATGTGTATTCCATCTTTTGCAAACACATCTATTTTTCCATTAGGTGACATGTGAATCCAAGACATACCACTGCCGTGCATTATATGAATAAAGTCTTCTGAATTGTGCATGATAATTCTGTGACCCGTTCGTGTTGTAATACGAAATTGTTCATGTAGATAAGTGTCTTTTAAGTTAGAGTGATCTCCGTCCCATTGACTCTCTGCTTTTGAATTATAATCTGTTATATCAGGCTTTGTGCCTTTATAATCTCTATGTCCG